GATAACCTCGGGGCCATCCTCAAACATGTCGATCAGAGCGTGCATCCTGCGCTTGAACTCTGCATCCCAGAGTGCTTGCTTGTCAGGTGATGGTTTAGCGTCCTCCTGCAATGCACGAGCTACGCGATCAAGATTCTCTGTGGTAAGTTGTGTATCAGTCATGTAATTCTCCTCACGTTAGGTTATGGGGTAGACCCTATGCCTACCCCAATCATATTTGGCTTAAAACCAAATGTCGTCATCAGTATCGTTCTGTAACTCGATAAGCTCAGTAGCTCGTATCAAGTCACCGGATGCAATACACTGCATGATCTCATACTGTGCTGGCGTGATGGTAATGTTGACATCATCTACTGACTTGGCGGTTGCTGTAGTGAATAGGTCTAACTGTTGCATTGTAGTCTCCCGTAGGTAGTTAAATAACACGCATACACAATTGCAGCGTTGATCCCTACGGACATCCAAGCTCACAGATAGTCAATGACCGAAGGCCAGCTTGCTGGGCAATATTGTTCGATTGGGAATAGAACTAACTGACGCAGAACTATGAGCCGCACCACTGTACGGCGACATCGTTAATATGAGAATAAGCTAATCGAAGAATATTGATCATTGACTCTCTTGAGATTGTGGATCGTCATCATCTAATGATACGCTGAAAATTCGTGTGTGTGTGTGTTCTCAACCCACGGCGTGATGACTCGCAAGCTTGTCTTGCATTGCCCGACCAAGGGCAAATCGGTGCATGAGTAATGAACAAATACAGTGCGATACAAATAGTGTATTGACAGCTTTCTAACGCATGTGTGTATAATCTCCTTCCGAAGAGTTATGGGACACGGAAATGACGAAAGCCAATACACAACAGCAAGAAAGATATAAGGGCGGTGTAGTACCAATGGAAGACATTGAGAAACACTCTCCGACACTAAGAACATCGCACAGTAAAGTAACTGATGCACAGGCTGATCTGGTGCATATGATCTTGCATGATGGTTGCAACCCAACAGAAGCAGCGGGTAAGCTGGGCAGGAACAAAGCTTGGGCATATAATTCCCTTAACAAACAGCATGTTATCGAATACAGACAAGAACTGGCTATGATGACTTTGGGGTGGGACGCTACACAAGCGATGGCAACGATGCGTGATCTGCTACAGAGTAACTCACAACATGTTAGGCTTGAAGCCGCAAGGGATCTGATGGATCGTGCTGGATTAAGGAATGACGCACCGAGAGGACCGAGTACAGCGGTACAGATAAACTTCAATGTCGACTAATAGGGGTCCCATCCGTATATACAGCGCTGTCTGTCAAAGGGCTTTGAAAAACGGACGAGTAACCATAAAAAGGTAAACCACACACGCAATAGACTTAAATAAACCGATCTGTTAAAAATATTTTTTTACCCCAATAAGCCAATAGGAGGATCATATGGGTGACGAAAGCGGAGGAGGCGGAGGCCCAAGCGGTTCTTCAACTCGTGGACAAGTAGGATTGACCAAGAGAGAGCAGAACCAGAGAGCCGTTGCTCAAGAAAAGGGTGGTCGTCAATCAGCTGGTAGGGCTGGGCCGAGCTCAAGGGCTGGCGGTAAAACCGCTAGAAGCAATTTTAATTATGGTGCTATGTCTCCAGAGGATGTTGCTAGCGAGTCAATGGATCGTTCTGTAGATCAGTTTACAACATCTACCACTGGTGCTTTTCGTGATCTTGATGATCGTGTTAACAAAGGTCAGGTATCTGAGCGTCTTCAAAACCTACCGTATCCTATAGGTAATCTAACAAGGGGTTTAAATCAGCTTGGCAAAAACACGGCTGGTCAGATTAGAAGCGGAATTGAAGCTGGCGGTGTTCCTGTTTACGATAGCACTGGTCGTATTCAAGGTGTGGTAAAAGATGACAGTTATACTGGTAGCTCTAGCTATAATCCAATCGGTACTGGGAAAAAAGCCCAACAGGGAATTAGTGGATTTGGTTATGTAATGGATGCAAGAGATGTTCAGGCATCTGAACGGCTTGCTGGCGGTGATAGAGACGGTTCTACTGTAATTACACAAACAGCCTCTACTGCTACAGATGTGACTGGCTCAACTACAACCTTATCTAATGCTGCAAGACGTACAGCATTGCAAGGCGCAGCTGGTGGTGCATCTCGTAGACAGTTTATCTAATGAACCTAGATTATAAACCGCCAGGGCCTGTTGCCAAGGCGTTTATGAAAGATCGCTCTTTTGTAAGGGGTCTCAGAGGGCCTGTTGGTTCCGGCAAATCTGTGGCCTCTTGCATGGAGCTGATGCGTATAGCTGTGACGCAAAAGCCAAATGCTAGTGGCATTAGGCGTACTAGGTTTGCTGTTATTAGAAACACTAACCCGCAGTTGAAAACGACGACTATCAAGACATGGCGTGACTGGTTCTCAGACGATATTGGTAGATTTGTGTGGTCTCCTCCTTACACACATAATATCAATTTCGCTCTGGGAGACAAAACAGCCGTTGAGTGCGAAGTCATCTTTTTGGCTTTGGACAAGCAGGAAGATGTCAAGAAGCTGTTGTCTCTTGAGTTGACCGCAGTCTGGATCAACGAAGCTAGAGAGATTCCCAAGTCTATTGTAGATGCTTGCACTATGCGTGTTGGTCGCTTTCCGTCTATGCGGGATGGTGGCCCTTCTTGGTTTGGTGTGATTATGGACACCAACTCACCTGATGAAACTCACTGGTGGGCTATTATGTCTGGTGAAGCTGCTCCTCCTGAGTACATGTCCAATGAAGAGAAGATGCTGTTGGTTAAGCCTGATGATTGGACTTTCTACTCGCAGCCAGGGGCTATGATCGAGCAGAAAGACAAGGAAGGCAACCTCACTGGTTACGTTAAGAATCTCAAAGCAGAGAATCTAGACAACATCCAGCCCGACTATTACGACAAGATTATTCTTGGTAAGAGTTCCATGTGGGTGAATGTTTATGTTTTGAACAAGTATCAGGCGTTGCTTGATGGTAAGCCTGTTTACCCAACCTTTAGAAAGGAGACTCACGTTGCGAAGTCACCCATCGAACCCATACAGGGTAAAGAGATTATCGTCGGTATTGACTTTGGCAGGACGCCATCGGCAGTATTCGCCCAGCAGACAACCTTTGGGCGTTGGTCTATTTTCCACGAAGTCATCGGACAGGATATGGGAGCTGGAAGATTCGCAGATGTTCTCAAGAGAGAAATTGCCAAGAACAACTGGGAAGGACTAGAGTTCAAGTTTGTCGGAGATCCGGCTGGCAATCAGATGGCGCAGACATCGGAAAACACGCCATTTATGATTTTAAGGGCAGCGGGCATTACAGCATATCCAGCACCTACCAATGATACTCAGGTTAGGATTGAATCTGTTGAATCTGTGCTAAACCGTATGACAGATGGCTATCCGTCCTTTGTTGTAAGTCCGACTTGTACGACTCTTATCTCTGGATTTGAAGGTGGATATCAGTATAAACGTATGTATCACATGGGCAGAGAGTCTTATGATGAGAAGCCTAATAAGAATAGGTTCTCTCATATACACGATGCGTTGCAGTATGCAATGTTAGGGGGCGGTGAGGGTCGAAGAGTGATCCTCGGTGGTCGTTCAGCACCTTCCCCCACCACTGTTGAGAGGGCTAGTAGCCCATTTGAGCGTATGAAAAACAGATCAAGGCTTTCTAGGGGACAAAAAGGACATGCCAGAGCACTATGAAATGGATAATTTGCTTTAAAGAAGCGCAAAATATTGGTTTATGGCGCATATTTACCAAGCATAGGCAAGGATTTGGGCATGTTTTTGCTGTTTGCTTTGATCCAGAGCTAGATACATGGTTTAAATTTGAATATGCAACGCAAAGATTTAATTTTGAGTGGCTTAGAGAGCAGGAAGCTGACTGGTTGGTTACTGACCTTATGTTTAATTGCGTATGCCTTGAGGTAGAGAGCAAAAAGAACCCTATATACCTTCCTCGTTGGCTTTATTGCGTGAGTTTTGTAAAACACATTTGTGGAATAAATAAACCTTGGATATTAACGCCTTATCAACTCTATTGTGAATTGCGTAAATCTGGTGGAAAAGACATCTTCTTAAAACCAGAAGAAGGAGAAGAAAATGGGATTCGGTAGTTCTACCCC